TAGACCCTTATTGTCCATGAGAACATCAACCATATTCTCAAAGCCAATGATCTTCCAAAAGTCATCGCCGTACTGATAGAACTTTGCAGCTAAGTCAAGGAAGCTCTTAGACTTTTGGGCTATCTTGTCTTTTGTGCCGTCAATAGCTTTAACTTTATTGTCTAGCTCCGTTCCTCTGGAGAAGTCCTCTAAAGCCTTAGTTAATTCGCCTGCATACGGGCTGTCGTAGATAACACCATGACGCCTAATCTCGCGAAGATAAGCCGTGGAGGCTCCTTCCGCTGAGTCAAAGTAGCTAGACTCGTCACTCCAGAATCCCCTTAAGGACTTTAGTGACTCGCCACCCTTTGCCCAATTAAAGTGACCATTGGCAACCGTGAACAAAGACGCTGACATGAAGTTACGGGCTACCGTAGTAGGGGCTATAACAGTCTTGCCATACTTAACCACTGAGTTAAGTTGCTGCCACTTCTTTACCCACTCCACGTTAGACCCTAGATCCATAGCGTCCTCGAATCCCTGCGCCAACTCTGGAGTTGTGTACAGGCCATTCAATGGATTCATTGCATCTGAGGAGTCAGGCGCTATCTGAACATAGGCATCTGTTGGAGCGTCTTCGGCAGTGAATAAGAAACCATCCCGCTGACCCTCAAACTTAACTCGCTCAAGGAACCTGTGATTCCAGAGCAGGCGGCTTACCTTAGTAGCTGTCTTAACAAAGTTTATACGCGGGTCAGTGTACTCTCCCATCAGGGCTAGAATCTCTGGCGCAATATCTTTTCTTTTCTTCAAGATAGAAAGATCTTTACTGCCAAGCTTCCCTTCACTGATGAAGCTGCTTAAACTGTCAAAAGCGGTGCCCGTCTTTAGAATGGTGTTAATAATTCTGTCAGCATTCTGTGCGCCATTAGCCTCAAGAAATGTTCTGGCGTTATCGATGACTGGCTTGGGTACTTTGTTTGCCCACTTGGGATCATCAAAGACTTGGTAGCTTCGGTTGAGGTACTTGCCCTTGTTAGATGCAATGGTGTTTAGGAGATCTATCTTCGCCGCTGCGGCATCACCCTTACCGCTCTCCACTAGAGCCGAGGCTTGATCAGCAACTACCTGAGCGTAATCAATAGACATCTTGTCGAGGTACTTACGCATTCCTCCGATGGCCTGCTTCACTGCGTCAGGCAAGTTAAGGCTGTTTAACTGATCTAATGGCGTGGCGATAGCCTCACTCAGTAATGCTGTCTGCTCTTCTGAAAGGTTAGCGTCCTTAACAGCCTTATCATAGGAGTTAAGGTACATGCGGGTGTCAATTTCGGCGGCACCAAACTCACCATCTCTAGCAATCTTGGCTTGGAAGACCTGCTCGTTAAGCAGACCTCTAGATGTAAGCTGCCTCTTAAAGGTTTTCTTGATCCAGCTACTAGCCTTATCTACCTTACCTTTCTCCTCTCGTATCTCAGCATTCCGTGCGGCATTAACTTCATCGTATGTGCGTGACGGAGGTGAGTATAGAATATTGCTAGATTCAGCCTTCGCCGGATCGAACTGCGCGTCTACTGAACGGATCTGATTAGTGTTAAATACCGCGACAATATCTTCACCGCTTAATACGCCTCTGGTAAGAAAGGAATCTATCCGTCCTTGCACTGACGAATTGTAATCATAGTACCGTTGAAAGATAACTCCGTCATGGCCTGCCTCTTTTGCCTGCTTAAGAATAGCCGTTGATCTAGCATCCTTAAACCCAGAATTTTTCATGTCAACTATAAACGGATTTTGTAGCTTTAGATAAGCTTCGATTACTCTAGGGGTGCCTCCTAACCTTCGAGAGGTTTCGAGATTGGGGTTTCTCCCGCGAGAATATGACTGAGCTGTTTTCTTTCTGCTGGCAAAAAATACTGCTTCTGCTGCCGAGTCTGCTGAAGTGACGGAGCCGCGCATTGCGCCTGAGAATGAGTCAAACTGTTGATCCGTTCCGTGATAGAACACACGATCCGTGTCAAACCCCATGTCCCTAGCGCGTTGTAACCGATCACTGCTAGGTGGGGAGAGTAGCGGGCCTAGCTCTTTTGTTTCCCGCTTGGGGATGCCGAGCTTTTCTGCGTACTCGTTGTAGACTTTTCTGACCGGCTCGTAAAGTGAAGCGTTGGTGCGGTCGTATATATTTTGTGATCCGCTGGGAGTCTCTCGATTCCAAGCCTTTTCGATAGCTTCTCTATATTTATCTGAACCATGATAGTCTCCTTGGGTAGTGATGACGCCAATAGAATAGCCGTCACCTAATTCATTAGCTAGAGTAGAATAAAACTCATCGGCTTGCAACTCTGTATATTCAAAACCATCCTTCATTGACCTTGAATCAAGAAACATCAAGGTGTCGTTCATAGGTTGATTGAAGTTTATTCCTTCAGGGTCTTTGCTAGGATTCATCGACTCGGCCAGAGCCATTGCATCTGCCCTAGAGAAATCAGAACCGTCCTTCTTAACGACTACGAAGGCAGGAAGACCGGCTTCACCGTAAACCGCCTGAGACGTTATAACCGAATCCTGAAGCAATGCATCACCTAGCAACGGAGCAAGCTTGTTAGCAGTCTCCAAATTTCCACCAAGAAGCCTAATCATTATTGACGGCTCATATCCGGTAAAGGTTCCGGCAGATTCCTCTATTTCGTGAGGTATTCCCAGCTCCCTAAGGATGGGTATTTGCCCACCATCATCGACAATAGCAGCCATAACATCTTGGTTGTACTGGACAAGAGTCTCAATTGGAGTGTCATCAGGAAACGCAAGACCTCTGCCTTTCCCTGCAACCGCAGAAGCAATCAACTTGGGAGATCTGGCTCTAGCCAAATCCATCAAGCCCTCTCGCTCATTTACGGTAGAGAATGGGGTAGTCTTTTGTGCTGGTTTATTTCGCGGTCTGACGCCGTCTGCTAAAGAATCTGCCAGCGGGGCAGATGCATCAAAAGTCCCATCAGCAATCATGCTCTCAATTTTTTGAATTTCTGGAGCTGCATATAAGGCAGATGATTCTGGCGTACCATCACCATACCTTGGGGCGGTTTCGTCAAACTCTTTCCCTTCGGCCTCTGCTTTCTTCCTTAATTTTTCAAGCTTTTTCTTGGCCTTGTCTTCATCGCCTTTGTTCTTTGGAGTGAGCTTATCTTTTGCATAGAACCACAGGGTTGCTTGCATCTGATTGGGAGTCATTCCGAACTCATCAGCCAATACGCTGGTCAGGTACTGAGCGTAACGATACTCATTCTCTCCTGAGACTTTAGCGGCATCAACGAGCGCCCCAGATTTCTTATCAAAATCTTTTTTGCGGAACCCGAACACGCGGCTCATGTGTACATCCTGAACACTGAACGGGTTGTATTCGTTTCTACCCCTGTCCGCAACCATCTGCATGTATGTGGTGGTTTTTATGCCTCCCTCAAAGTCACCGTTAGCATAAAGGTCACTAATCGCAGTAACTTGCCTTCCTGTAATTTTAAGCTTCTGCCCGTCAGGACGGCGAGTTGCCTTCACGGCCAACTCAAATTGCTTGCGCTGTTTAACCGGATCAAACTTTCGGGCTAACGACATGATATGAAGAGTTTCAGCTAGATTGTTTTCCGCTGCGTTCTGTGCCGAGGTAATGCCAAAGATAACTGACGCTTCGTCTAGATTTGCATCTCCGACTAGGTCTCTAAATAGATTTCCAAAGTCGTCATACCACTTTAGGTTGTCTGACTTGGACAATGAGTCCTCAACGTATCCGCGCAACTCATCTAGCGTTACGGGTCTTACATCTACATCTTGAACAGACTCTTTACCCTTGCGTTTTTTGGGTGCGCCAACTAATGACCCTAGCTGCTCTGCGGTTGGGTTGGGATTTTCGGCGAGTAGGTCAGATAGAGACTGCTCGACCTTACCCATTGGGAGTACAGGTGAGCTTTCATCTGGTTCTGGAACCCGACTAAACGGGGCAAACAATGGAGACCCGTCGTCAACAAACGATGCGAGGTCATCCATCGGGTCGTAATCATCATCGACGTCACCTAATTCTTGATCTACAGCTCTGGCGTCTGCGGCATCTTCTTCTGACTGTACAGCTTGTCCAATATTGTCCCCGTCTTCCTGTGGGGTCTGCTCTCCCAGTCCTTCACTGGCTTCTTGCGCAACAGCGCTACCTCCGCCATCTTCTCCAATTCCTGATTCGTCTTGAATTTGTTCGCTTCCGCTGACGGTCTGTGGCCGAACGTCTTGACGTACTCCTCCAGCTTGGGCGTCAACTTCTTGGGTTTCAGTATTAACTTGTCCATCGCTCTGGCTCTCCGCTGGGGTTTGTAGCAGTTTCTTGAAGTAATTATACGTTAATGGAGCAGACTCTTGCAAAAGTTCGGGGCTGGCGTGATAGACAGCAAAGCCCTGAGCAAACGCTTCTTTCTGCAACACGTCTACAATTTGGTCTGATGCATCAGGGTTATCGTTAAGCATTGACCAAGCATCCCCAAACGGGTAGTCCATCTCCATGCCCAGCTCAGTTCCATTCTGGTAGTTACGGCCAAGCTCGCTTATTATCGACCCGACACTTAGCTCAACACCTTCTGGGGTAAACCCGTCTATCTCAATTCTAAATTCAGGGGCTGCATCTGATAGTGATCTGGCAATATCATAGGCATGGCCTAGCTCATGCGCCATAACATATCGAAACTTTCCTGCCCTGTTGTTCGTGTTCTCAGTACTTGTGACTAGATTGACCAAGTTCAAGAGGCTCAGGCTTAGTGCCGATGTATCAGGGAAAAAAGCACCGTCAGTCTCCCTTGCAAAAGTACCTTGAGAGTGTATAAAGATTCCTGAAATATCTTTTAGTACAGACTTTGGCATACCTGCTTCAATCAAATCTAGAATAGAAGCTTTAACCTCTCGGCGGATGTTGGCTGACATGCCATCTGGAGATTCGTTGATGCCTTCCAGCATGTTAACTGGAGTTAATGTCTCACCGTCTGATAAAACAATAGGGCCGTCAAACAAGCCATCGAATAGGCTGTCAATACGCGACTCATCTATAGAAGATCTGTTTGACCCTTGGCCTTTATTGATTTGCTGAATCGCCTCAGTCAGCGTTACGTCAGAGGAAGGTCTGGTTATGGTCTGACTGTATTGCATAGGTGTAGATGTGACTGCCTCACGGCCCGCTAAGGTAAGCTGAAAAGATTCATTCAAAGCCGTGGCAACCTGATCCGCGTCAGGCATAGATTGCGCTATCTCTAGAGCTTCCTGTGCCGATATCTCTGTAGGTATATTCTCTGGATCTGACTGCTTTACAATTGCTTCCTGTATGTCTACTGGAAGATCATCAACCTCGACTTTAATTTGAGCGAAGTTTGGTGGCTTAGTCATTTGTGCCTGTGCGCGGTCGAGTACAGACTTTTCTTTAATGGTCTTGCGCTTACCCTTGGCATCTCTTACTGCTAATGACAGTGGATTGCCGTCTTTGTCTTTTACGATTCGGGTGAGGGTATATTCTTTCCCCCGCAACGTGAATTTTTTGGTCTCTGGATCTATCTGAAAGTCGTTCTCAAATTCAAGGTCAGAGGCAGCAGCCACTACACCTAACTCAGCCGGTGATTTGTTCTGGCCTGACTCAATAAAGACATCGCCGTTATCCTGAGTGGACACATACAATCCATCTTCTTTTTCGATTAGAAGACCTTTGTTGCCATTGTATTCTACATCACGACCAATAAGATCAGTCATGGGGGGAGCGACATTAGCGGGATCTGGGAGTGAGCCACTAACTTCTGTAGGAGCATCCGCCTCAGGAGTTACTGGGGCTGGTGCCGGTATAGTTACCGTCTCACCAACACCTTCGTTTCGGTAGGTTCCGTCAGTAACTTCCTGTAATATTTTTTTGACATTCTCTCTTACGGCTGGAAGTCCGGCCACCTGATCTCTAATTTGGCGCTGAATAGATTCGCGTGAAGCCGTTGCTTCCCCTGAGTCAAGATCATCTCTTCGGTTAGGCAGTTCTCTATCAATAATATCTTGCTGCTCGGCAGCTCTAACGGCAGAGGGGTCAGTGCGAGGAATCTGCCGACGCTGCTTAGGTAGACCTTGCGCCCTAGCACGAACCTCTTCTTGCCGTTGCTGGGCTGTCTGTGCTGCGGACTGATCATCTATAACTACTTCAGGAGGCTGAGAGTTTTGTGCGATGTCAAAATCTTCTGGAGAGGGTAGCTGCTCTTGCCTTACTGTCGCCGCTCTTGTTTCAGGGTCTTGTGTTACCGCCCCTGTAATACCACCCATTGCGCCGCCACCAATAGCACCAGCTACAAAGGCGTTTTTGTACTGTGAAAACTTTCCATCTTCTAGCATTCTTTCAATAAATGACGATTCGAGTGCAGGGTCATAACCGCGTACCACTTCAAGCGCGGCATTCTGGACGATCTCTTGCATCATCTCAGTGACGCCTTCAGTGGCAGAGCTTTTACCAGCTTCAGTAAGCGCCCTTTTAAAGACCCCTCTTTTTTTCGCCATGACAGAGGCTACTTCTTCACTTGCATCCCTGAACGCACCTTGCGGAAGTATTCTTTTTAAAGCTCTCATCGGAGCCATTGCATCCAGAGCGCCAGACGCAACGCCAGTAATCATTGCCTCTATAGCGGCTTCTTCACCAGTCTCGTCATAGATACGAGTAAAGGATTCACCTGCTCCCGCTGCGGTTCCAAAAGCTGTTGCGCCAACCATCTGGCCTGCCAAGCCTCTCTTGGCTAGGGCTTCCTGACCGACAGTAGATCTAGCGTACTGCGTTGCTGCCTGTTTTTTAGTAAGCTGCTGTGCGCTCTGCTTTGCTATTACCTTTCCGGCGGCTGACATTGCAGCTCTCTTCGCAACAACTCCGACAGCGGCACCAGCACCGCCACCACCAATTAGGCTGGGTATAATGTTTCCTACAACAAAGGCAGAATAATTTACAAAGTCACCAATCCCCTCAATCTCTTCAATACTGCCTACATCAGCCGCGTTTTCAGCGGCTTCGTTCATCTGCTCGTTGTAATATTCCATGCCGTTGCGGAACATCTCATCGTCGCCGATTGCAGACCCTACAAGCGCACGGCCACCACCTCCAATTAAACCTTGAAGCTGATCTACGCCAGAAGACACGCCCTTCTTAAATTCATTTAAAGCACCAGTCTCGTCTTCCTCACCAAAGTCATAAAATTGAGATCTTCTATTTGGCTTATTCAGGTAAAGCATGTATGTCGGCCTTTAATCTATGTTGATAGGGATTTTGTTATTTTTTATTTATTTCGGTCATTAAAACCATAGAACGGACTTAGACCCTGACTCAACCTCTCCCTCATATGCACTCTAGCCTTCTCTTTAATTGACTCAGGAATGTTGTCCGCATTGCCCTCGATGTTCATATTTTGCAGAGTATTAATTTCGGCCTTAGTCAGCGTAGGCACCATTAACGGAAACTCTACTCCGTCCTCTTCAATGCTAACTTCTGTCATCATCCCGCCTTCCTGTACATTCCTATATGCCCCAAGGTATCCGATCTTAGATTTAGGGGTAGATCCTCTTCCATTAGCGCTAGCTCTATATTCACTGGGATTCATTCTTGGGTTACCCGATGGGCCAAGTATGCTCATCTTGTTAAACCACCTTTGCTGCGCGTTGCTTGAACTAAGCTGAATCTCAAAGTTATCGCCCGTCTTAAAGAAAACAGACGCCTGACTAAGCTCTATCTCATCTAAGGGTTTGCGGCCTTGCTTCTCTCTTTGGGCGTTAACTTTTTTAATCGCAGGGTGATCTCGTAATTGACTTAACATTAGGTCAACCTCGTCCCTGTCAGGAAGTGCCCTGTTATCTGGAATTAAGAGCTTATGCTCAACGTAATCCTCCCACTGATCGCCTTGGCTAAACTCAGCCCAAGTCATAGACGCGCCAGCAGTGACAGGCATATCCATTACCTGCCTTGCATCAAGATCCTTTAGAAGGTTAGTGCTTAATTCTAGTCTTGCTTTCTCGTAAGCCCTTACATCGTAGTTGCCACCATCATCCGAATATGCCTGTCTTCTTATGGCCTCTTTTAACGCCCTCTTTGCATCCGGTGTAAACGCTCTATAATAATTAATTCGCGCCGCATTTGCCTTGACTAGATCGTCAGTATAAATTCTCACAGGCGCTCCACCACCTTGACGACCCTCTGTCATATTGGTCAGATACATTGACCGTCTACCTTGTCCATCCTCAACAGTTACGGTAACAGTAGGCTTTAAGTATGGCCCTTTCCCTCCTTGGCCAGAATCGTCCTGAAGCAATGCTGATCGAGTCTGAATACCTACAACTGTAAATCCCTTGTTGTAGAATTCTTCTCCGGCGGCAGGATGAGTTTCTGGAGTAATTAGTGTTCCCTCCTGAAACTTTGCGCTGGTTTTTAGCACACTATCCATTGCGTTCACAACTGCCTTATCATCAACCTCTTCGCCGGCAGCAAGTTTATTCATGCTGGCTATGATTACATCGTGGTCTATAGGTTCTATAGGATCGAGTATGACCCCTACATCAGCTAAAGAGTCTTGGGTTTTTTTCCAGTTATCGAATAGGGCGTCATAGTCTGCCTCTGTTGATGCGTTCTCAGCGTTATTCAAAAAAGCAGTAGCATTCATTGCAGCGGTCTGATCCGCCAGAAGTTTTGCTTGCAGCTTTTCTTCCCGCTCCCTTTGAGCCTTTTGCGCGGCCAGTTGATCGTTTTGGGCGGCCCTTGTTATGCCCAGCCCTTCTTGTTTGCTGTCAAATACGTTTCGCTGATATTCAAGTGCCGCTGCTTCATTCGCTCTTCTTTCCGTGCCGGCTTGTGCTGTATTTGTTTGTACTAAAGTCCTATGAGCATCTGACGCTTTACCCTGCCTTATTTGTTCGGTTAAAACGTTTGATCGATGCTCGGCGGTTAGCCTTGCCTCCTCTGACCTATCGGTTTTGACAGCTTGCCTTTCGGCTGTGATAGCTTGCCTTTCGGCTTTTTTTTCACGACGATCATAAACGTCATTGACTAACCCGAAACCTGCCTGTACACCTTCTGAAAATGACATCAGTAACTCCTAGAATATTTCACTAAACAAATAACCAATACCAATCGCAATGGCTACGGGAGCGGCTATAGCGGCAAGCCCAGCCATGCCTCCTGCGGCTCCGCCTGCTACGGGAGCGGCTATAGCGGCTCCTCCTCCTGCGGCTCCGCCTACCGCACCAGCCCCTAAGGCTCCACCATAACCAGCAGCTACTCCGTTTAAGGTTCCACCGGCCCCTGCAATAACGGTTGAACCTGATACGGCTCCTCCTGCTGCGGCTCCTCCTGCTGCGGCTCCTCCTGCTGCTGCCGTTTTAGCTGCCTGCAATCCAAGATATTTGTTAACGCCAACAGCGGCACCCATACCTCCAAATGTAGATATAGTGCTTGTTTTTGCAGCATCTTCTTGCGCATCCATCTGTATTTTTTTCTGCGCTTCAGATACGTCTGCTTTAGCCACTGCTGCCATTGCAGCATTCGTATTTTTTCTTAGGCCTTGGCCTACCGTCATTAAGCTCATATGCCTCTCCCCGTGGCCGCCGCGTTCTGGGCGATACCTCCAAACGAGCCAGATATGAGCGCCTCTCGACGATCTGAATCTCTGGCTCTAGTGTCATTTAAGCCGCCAACTAATGTGCCGACTGTACTCATTTGATTCTGGTTACTAGGTGCGTTACTTAAACCGAAACGCTCCATGCCCCTGCTTTGCATCCCTTGAATTTTGTTTGCTGCTCCCGTCACTGCTGATCTTGTCCGCCCTAAATCACCTGCAAGAGCCTTTGTTCCGGTTGCTGTTATTTCACTGGCTAAAAAGTTCTCAACAGGAGCGTATCTAGTCATGTAGTCACGGGTTTGTGCGCGAATAAGATCTGCATACAGCTTGTCTCCACCCATATCTTCAGGCCTAGAGCCTGAGTAAGCGTATGGGTTAATGCCTGAGTAAGCGTTGTAGTTAGAGCCAGAGTACTCTGGGACACCTCGGTTAGCAGGGTCGTCGCTGGGGAAGTAAAAGTTCTCAACATCACGCACTTGCTGCGAGTTCTGGTCGCCATACATGGCGATTAGTGCATCAAGCATTAGCCAGTGCCTCCTTTATTGGTATACATTCCAGCTCCAGCGCCGACAACCGTTCCTGCAATATTTTGAGCGCCTTGTCGTTTAACGAAGTCTGCATCTGCCTGCGTCTTCGCCAAAGACATTGAATCGCTAAGGCGGCTTACATTCCCTTGAATGGTCTCTGTCTGGAGACCTTGGCCTGCCCTAACAACATTCGTTAACCCTTGGTAGGCCTTATCTGTCTGCCCAACTGCTGCATTACCACCAGCCTGACCAACGCTTCTTGCTGTGGCTTGATAGATTGAATCCATCTTTCCGCCATATGCGCCGGAGGTAGGATCTATTCCTGCCTGAAATAACTGGTTCTGATAAGATGGGAGCTTATCCTCGTACAATCCTAGCGTCTGGTTCATGGCGTCGCCCATCGGCTGTTGATATGCCTCATTTCCAAATGCATTGAGATTATCTTGGATGAAGGCATTTTCTAGGGGAACAAAAACGTCACCGTACCTTCGTAGGCTAGTTGCAGCCTGCTCGGCTAACGCCAGCTTAGACGCCTGCTCCTTTTCTTCGTAACCACCGCCGCCACCACACATATCACACCTCTTTCTTAAATATTAGTCCGGCCTGTCTGAAGCCCTGACTTTGAATAAATCTTGAATACCCCTCACCCGCTATACCGGAAGTGATGCCTATGCATACTTCTACCGCATCACGCTGCCTTGCCCACTCTGTAAAGTCGGTTATCATTGTGGCTAGATGGGGGCCTATGTTGTCTCTATGTTCAGGCTTAAATACCACTGTCATCTCTTGTGCTATTACACTCTCCGAGAAGAAGTACTCAACGGCACTTCCTAGAAAGAATCCCACGATCTCATCACCATCTGTACACACGCGCATGAAAGTATTTGATTCAGGATTTTTCCCCGAAGTCACAAATTTTAGAGCCTTGTCTGATGACCAGCCGCACTTGGAGAAATCACTATTTTGTTGGAACCATAGCCCTAAAGAATTGATCTGATCAAAGTCTTTGAGCGAGGGTATCCTCACTATATAACTCAAAAGTATTACCTAAAATTTTTAATCGCGGAGGCTATATTCGATCTGAAATAAAACGCTCAGATGAGTAGCTTGCGGGTCGGCTGTTTAAGCCGTATGTCTTATATATAGTACGTTACGTCTTGCAAAATCAACAAGTAAATAATTATTCTGTGACGCTTGCAAGGCCCTTATTCAGGCTTATTTGCGCCATCCTTAACAGCTTTAATCGCTCTGTAAAAGCTTCCGGTTTTATCTAGCGTCTCGTTATTAATGTCATGCCAAATCATATCGAGCTGATCCTCCAACCCGCCGTAGTTGGATTGCCGAACCTGCTCCCATGTCAGCTCAGGATTCCCCTCCACCGACCCGACCACTGTCTGTATATCTGCATCATATGCAAACCGCCGCGTTTGAGTGCGAGGATTTTGTATAGCACCACCCTCATCAAACAAACACCAGTTATCGTCATCTCCAGCGATACTTTGAGGCCCAATAAGTATCTTATTGTTTTCATGATCCCACTTAACATACTGCTGCATTATCTCGCTCCCATAATAAAGCCTGACACTTCGTAAACTCGATCAAGGGTAGTGGAGTTATCGCTGTCGGAAATCCCTGAGCTGCCTGTCCGCGTTACTTCTAATTTCATATTAACAACCGCCGTTGTAGCAGTAGCCAGAGAGCCACTAACAGCAAACTGTGCATAAAGATTAGTGTTAGCTTTAAATCTAGTCTCGCCAACGAGTTGATATGCGCCAGTACCGAGCTGCATATATAGCTTAAAAGAGTAAGTCTTATTGGCCGTAGAATCGTACCAGCCCGTGATCGAGCCAAATGGTTTATGGCCTACGGTTAAATGAGATGTAGCCGGAAGTTGCACAGCTATTACCTGCACTACCCCCCCACCAGCAGCAGCATTTCCACTAAATGGCACCGTAGTAGTCGATCTGAATGGAAGCAATTTATTAACATCGCCCGTCAGCTTGTTCGCGTACACGGTGGTGCCAGACATAATGGTTGCGCTAATGCTGGTTCCGGTAAGAGAATTAACATTTACCGAACCAATCTGCAAAACACCACCAACGCTAGTTAAAGACGAACCGTCAATATTTAATAGCGATGTACTAATTGTGCCTGCATTAATCTTGTCCGCAGATAAGCTTGCTATCTTTGCGTTATCAATAGCCGCATTGCCTATCTTTGCATTTGTAATAGCGCCATTTAATATGAAGGCTTGCTTCATATAAACACCCGCAGGAACTGATACGCCATTTAAAGTGGTAGCCTGAAGCACAGCAAAAGGGACGTGAGCCGCATTCGGATTGTTCGTCTGGGCGCTTGTGTCAGTGGAGTGGACAATTGCAAATTTGTCGGCGTTAACAATAAAAGCTGACGAGGGTGTCCCGTCCACATCAGTACTTGATAGGCCAAATCCTGCAACGTGGCCATTATTGTCAATCTTCACAGAGTACTGAGCATTTAAACCGTTGACACTAGACGCCGATGTATTCAGCGCTTGCTGGAGAGTGACGTTATCCGCTACACCTGTTGTTGGGTTGGTGTAGCTTGAGCTAAGGTAATCTATTTGGGTAGCTGTCGCTCGCGCCGTGCCATTCGCATTCAGCACAGACGTTTTCATTGTGCTTAAATTTGTAGAGGAAACTACGGCGTTCCCGTCGCTATCTTTTAATATCGAGTTTAGGCCGTGAATAGATTGCGCTGCTGCGGAACTAGAATTTCCGTCAAGCAGATTCAGCTGTGTAATCTTACTCGCGCTATCTTCAGTGCGAGCTATGTCGCCGTACAGCTTCCAGTTAGTTGTTGGCGCTGCAAACGTAGTTGGTAGGGTGTCCGACGTGCCTGCGGTTACAGCGATAAGACACACATACAGCTTTCCACCGGCATCTCTAACAACATCGTTAACTGCATATGTGCCCGATGCAACCCAAGTCGGTATCTTCCCTGTTACCCCAGCAACCGCAGTGCCCACAGTACCCGCGACTTGGCTGGCGGTTTGATAGCCTCGTCCCGTAATATTACCGTTAACGTCTATTACGGTTTGGTAAGTCGATAGCTGTGTGCTAAGAGATGTAGCAAGCTCGCTGGATGTTATTGCATTCGATAAAGTATTTATAAGAAAAGCGACATCTGGCGCTGTTTGTCCTAGTGTTCCGGTAGATCCATTAAATGGCCCCGAAAGACCATTTTCGTTGACCGCTCTAACCCAGTAATAAAATGAACTGCCAGAACCTACGTTGTCAGCATACGTACCCGTTGATTGTGTAGTCGTTGCTAGCATGGCCGCAGCGGCTATGTTGTCAGAAGTGTTGCGCCATATTTCAATATGTGCGTGACCTATGTATAGAGTCAAGTCCCAGTTAAGTAGGATATTTTGGAATGCTCCACTTGCCTGCAAGTTAGTCGGTGCTGGCGGGGTAATTAAGTATGGAATTTTGTCTGGAGGAGTAAGCTCTCTTGAGCTTCCACTAAAAGCTGTAGATCCAGCTGGAAGCTTTGCTATACCAGAATCAAGAAGGTCTCTCGCAGTGATCGCCCTATCAAGAGGGTCACCACGATGTCCGCAAATGATATCTAGATTTTCTTTTAGACCATCTGCAAACCTCTTATCCTGACCCGCCCATTTCAGTGGGACTAACATGTTGTCCTTAAAGTTACTCAAGTCCAATCTCCGCAGCTGATTCGTAAACACAAAGCTCGTTTATTGGCACTGAGCCTGTAACCTCTACTTCAAACTCCTGTCCTTTATAGCCAGAAGGTAGCCTGAATAACTCGCTGCTAGCTACCACTTGCGTATGCTTCAATACTCCGTCCGCAAAGATCTTAAACGTCAGCGGCTCTTCTTCGCTTACCGAAATTGAATTTCCCATTGCGTTGCCGTGGACAGTGCAGTAGTACTTTAACGAGCTTGGCGCACTTGCCGGTACAGTAAAAACAACTTTCGCTCCGGTAGATCCGGCAGTTCCTGTTGTAGTCACTCCCGTCGTGTAGCTGGCATCAGAGGATGTTTTAAAGGCCAGCGGGTGATTACTGTTGCTAGAATCTGACAAATCAAACGTATATGTTACGCCCCTCTTTAAGGTCAGCGCTGGCGCAGTCCCAAGCCCTGCAATTGCATACTTATTTCCACCGCTATTAACAACTGTAACTGTGTGGGTTACAGAGGTAATAGAGTAGGAGTCACAATCAACCTTTGCTACAGCAGGATTTATTGGTCTTGGGGTGTAGAATTTTTTTGACCGCCACTTGAGATTTAAGGCCGATCCTTCTGCAAACTTTACTACGCTTCCGTTAACGACAAGGTATAGCTCATCATTTTCAAGATCGCTAAATCCAGCAGTTGCATGGAAATCCAAACTAACAAAACTATTTTTCCCACCGCGAGGATCAAAGATGAAGCCCTTGTTCTCAGAGGCTGTAGAGTAGAACCCAATGTAGTGACCTTCCCACAAGAACCCCACTAAGGATGATGGGACGAATGCCTGCCACTGATCCCGTGTCAGTATTTGACCAGTAGCGATCTTTAATCCCTGCTCACTACCGATAACAAGCCCGTCTGGAGAGGCATACATAACATACTCCCCCATATCTACCACGCTTCTCTTAGACACGCATGAAAGTGTAGAGTCAATCTCTGTCATTGCCATGCTAGAAGGATCAAGACCCTGAATGATTGCTGGCTTTTCTTTTGTAAGAATAAGCAACCCGCTCGTTAGTGGGGCTATTGCGACTATGTCACTCTTTACCGTTAACTGGTAGTCGGTAGGCCAAGCATGGGGCTGAAATGACTCGCTAAAGCAAACCGCCTGACCACTAAAACCTGCAAGGATTCCGTTAGGCATAGCTACCAAACCCTGCATAGCTCCATCTGGATGATCTGCTGATACATCGTCTGGCGGAGCTGCAAATGACGCTGTCGGGATTTCTTCTCCCAGATCAATATTTGCTGTAACGTCTAAGTAAGTTGCATTTGCAAAGGCTACATCCGCAACAAACCTGTATACCCCTGTGGAGTCCGTTCGATAAAGTCTTTTAGATGTAATGTTGTAGCCTGCTACATTGCTGCCAAATGTCACCGTTGCGTTCTGGTCGGTATACACGTCTACAATATTGGCTAATGTCGGCACGGAGGGAGGCCCCTCCTCTCCGTAAGCAGTAACGTAGGTATATATGTAGGAGCGCGACAATGGAGTTTCAGTATCAGTCAGCAGAGTTGCCGACTCAGCGCTAGCGTCTTTGTTTGACAGCACAGGGGCGGAAGGGAGGCTTGCCGGAAAAGGAAGACCGAGGCGATAGTAAGTTCCCGATCCAACAATAGATGATAAGGTCATCTCAGGGTATGCGCCATAACGGCCCGTTAGGTAAATGCGTTCCCACGGATCTTCTGCGATAGGACTTCTTACTATATTAAGGTCGTTATCGCTTCCGATCCATATGCTATCGGTATATTTAAACAAGGTCTTGGTCTGCGCCGAGACACTGTAACTCGCAACGGGGGTTATACTGGCTGAGGCATTTCCTTTCCAAGGCTCTAACCGGCCTGAATCGAGTCGTGTATTTTGGGCAATTTGAGCAACATCATTTGGAAGAAGTCTAGAGTATATTTTTGGGGCAGTGCCACCAAAGGTATTGATTTTAAATCCTGTCATTTCTTAGCCTCAGATTTCTTATTTATAACGCCCTCAAATGCGCCGCCTCCAAAATAAAATCCGACAATCGTGAGGCAAATCCAGTCGATCTTAAATGATGTGATTAATTCTTGTACCTGCGAGATGTCTTTATCCATAAAGAAGAGCGCCAAGACCATAAAATATGATCCAACAAATGTGCAGCAAAAGATTAGGGCTAGGTAACGCTGTGCAATCTTAAATGGCGAATACGCCGATAGCAGGTCTGTCTTAGCCTTTGTTTTGGCCTCGATCATTTCTGTATCGCTTGTGTGCATGGAGTCTATGAGACCCAGCCCCTTCGAGATAACGTCACCGCTTCCCAGTATCGTACTTAAAATTCCCATCTCACTTCCTCGTCATATAAGCTGATGCCCCAAAAAACATTCCAATAACTGATGCCTGACTAAGAAACAGCATGTCGCTTAGTGAGGCCAGTGTCTCTAGTCTGCTTTCTGGTATAAAAGGCAGTAAAGGTAAGAGTGCATAAACGCACATTGATATCATCGCTACCCATGCCATTTTTCTTTGGCTGTCTGCTTTCTCTTCCCTGAGCTGCAACTCAACCATCTCTTGATGCTTATGAATTTCATCGTCCGTAACAATCCCATCGTTATTTAAGTCAAACTCAGCATAGCGAGACTCTGGCTCTAACCTTTTTGGAGACATTTTTAGCTTCCTAGTTCGGGTCTTGTGTCAGGAAACGAATCTGTGGACGGCCATTGACGCAATGCAGTCCGGTAGGTCAGGATGTTGTCACGATTCGGCCAGTCTGGGGTCTGTGAAGCTGTGTCTGTAGATGACAGTTCTGCATCGCGCCATCCGCGAGCAGTTTCTTCTGCTGTTGGTGCGATAGGTGCAGCCGCTACCCACTCTTCGTAATAATCAGAAATTGATTGCACAAAAGCCTCATCAGATAAGATGCAAGGATTAGTGATGTTTCCATCAGCGTCTTTAATTATCCATTTATTGCTCATAGTATTCTCCTTACCCTATCGCCGTGTACATGACAATAATTAAGCCGTGGCCACCAGCGCCTGAAGTAGTCCGCCCTAGTTGAGTAGGTGCTGCGCCAATCATGCAAGCACCGCCACCAGCGCCTATGCCACCGTCACCGCCTTGTATAGTATTAACGTATTGGTTGTAGACAGCCCCTCCACCTGCTAAAAATCCTCCGTTAGACCTATCGCCCTGCACAGTTGAAGCAGACGCATAACTTCTACCGCCTCTTCCACCGCCTCTCAACTCTCCGTTAGTATTCTCAAACTGAGGACTTATAACATCAGAGTGTCCTCCATAAACGCTATTACTTACGTCATTGTGTTCGATATCATGGTTAGTGCCAGCGTTTCCAGTACCTAAAATACCAACAGCGCCTCCAGTACCTATTGGAAGACTGCCAGCGCCACCAACGCCTCCTGCATTATTTACATCACCTCCTGAAGCTGTACCGCCTGCTGCTGCTGTCGCACTGTTGTTTATACCCCCACCACCACCGTTAGCCGCGAGGCTTGATGAGCCGTCCGTTGCAGTAGTATTTCCGCCAGCATTACCGGTTCCTTGACCATTTTGCGGAGCGCCACTTGCTCCTACAACCATTGTCCAGTTGGTGCCTGTGGAAAGAGTAACTACTTTACGAGAGTATCCTCCAGCAGCGCCTCCACCCGCCTTTTCCTTTGCCTGAGAAGTAGCTCCAGAACCGCCAGCGCCTATGCAATGGATAACCGCAGTACCGTTAAACGGAGGTGTCCATGTTGTTGATTTGGTAACGGGGATTGTAAATAAAGTACCACCACCACCGCCTGCTGATATTAGGTCAGTTAAATTCGACATTTATATAAACACCCATGATGAAGTTGATGTGCCAATAAGCCCGATAGACATATTAGCTACGTTGATTGTTAGGTCTGATGCAGAGCCTACGATGGTGCTGCTGTTGCGCCCAATGACTGTTGTGTCAAAGTTACCTACAGTTACGTAGACCTTCATGCCCACAGTAGGAGTTGGAAGAGTTAGCGTCACACCTGATGCACTGACGAAATGATGTGTGTTAGGTGTAGCGTTTGCATTGCTGCCTACAGTTGCTGTAGGGATACCAGTGTTGTCAAGAACGCTTGAGGATACTTTAGTAATCGACATCAGTTCACCTCAGGTCTTGTGTCTGGAAACGAATCTGTGGAGGGCCATGCTCTTAGATCAGTACGGTACGTTAAAAGAGCCGCACGTTGTGGATGATCAGGTATTGCAACCAATATGTCAGTGCGAGTTAATTCTGCATCACGCCATTGCTTTGCGTATACTTCTTGAGTTTCAAGCACTTGTTCATATATAACGATAGCCATTAGAGTATCCTCGAATACAGCGGTGAACCCGCTTCTGATGTTGAAGAGGTAAGACCGACTACTTTTGTTGTAGTAAACTTATAAGCCTTTTCATTACTAAGCACACAAATCCAAAAATTAGACCCATCATAGGTAATACCTGTATAAGCAGTATTGCTACTGTTACCAGCTACTCCCGATACAAAAGAATACCCCGCTAAAGTATTTATAAAAACCCCGCCAGTTGAGTATTTATCAATAGTAGAATCAGCTCTCATTGCATAAATATAACCGTCAGCAACAGTTAAAGAGCAGCCGCTAGCCTGCACCGTATAGCTTTGTCCTGAGTAGACCCCAGCCGCAGTAATCTTATAGACTGTATTATTAGAATATTGAGAGACATGGAAGTGCGACCCGTCCCAAGCAGCAGAACGTGGAGAAGAGGAAGGAGTAGTCGAAAAGCTAGAGTTTAGATAGACACCCGCAGTGTTGTACCGCGCCACCCAATCGTACTGATCGCCTACGACATATAAATGTGTTCCATCGTAACCTAATCCTCTCGCGTTAGTTTCTGACCCACCTAAAGTCCCTATAGTAATTAGAGCAGAACCCCCTGTATTTGCAAACTTTTGCATACTTGCTGAATAAAGTACCCAAATATCAGAACCTATAGCCACAATGCCTTTTGGTGCTGATGCGGCACTAAAGTTAAAACTCCCGTTAGCTATGGTAGATATAACGGTACTTGCATTAGGATAGTCGGACACTGAGGTCTCTGTAACTCCAGACTTTAGCCACTTCTCGCCTGACTCTGTTGTAATAAGATTGGCTGTACTGTTGATAAACTTCTGGTCATTGACCTCTGAGCCGCCGCCGCCACTACTTATAAAATCACTAAAGTTGCTCATGCCATTACCCATCCGCGTGTCGCGTCTGTAAATATAAATTGAATTGAAAGGTACTCTTTGTCCAGTGTCATATCAGTGCCGCTAGACATAATGTTACTGCTGTTGCGACCCACAATTGTGTTAACAAAGTTACCCACGGTAATCAGCACTCGCTGACCAGCCGAAGGTGACGCAGGCAGCGTTATAGTCTGACCTGCTGCGCTAACGTAGACATGAGTATTAACTGTGGCTGTCAACGATGATGCTGTGGCTACTGTGGTGATGCCCACTGATATTGGGTCAGAAGCAATTTGAGAAGCACCAATTGAATCGTCTGCAATAACGCCAGCCTTTACTTTTGTTAAAGCCATAGTTATTCCCCTATAACTGGTCGTGTGTTGGGAAAGCCGTTGATGTATTCACCAGCTTCGTTTCTTGCAGGCCATTGCCTAAGTGCCTCGCGGTACACTAGGATGGCTGCTGCGTTCGGGTAGTCAGAAACTGTGGCGGCTATGTCTGTGCGAGCGAGTTCATCATTGCGCCAGAAGATTGCTGCTGATGTTGGCGAAACATGGTCTGCTTGTATAACTAAAGTCATCATTTAATCCTCACATAGTTTTGCTCACCAGTAGTGGCTGCTCCAGACGACGTAGAAACTACGCCAATTTGGTTTAGGTATTTGAAGACTTTATTAGCAGTTTCATCTACCACCCAATAAGCTGAAGCTCCAAAATTTATCCCTACAGGTCTTGTACCTTGAGAAGAAACACTTAGTGTTTTACCCGTATATACGCCAGCGGCTGTAAACTGATAGACGCTGTTATTTTGCCGCCCGCACACCCAGAAAAAGCTGCCATCCCATGTGATGCCTTGTGCGTTGTTGTCTTGTGCAGTGATGTTATAAACTACGTTCTGGTAGGTTCCGCTAAGGTTATACTTGTGAATGGTTGAGGCACTGCCATTTCCGCTTACGACCCACACGAATGAGCCGTCCCACGCTAGTCCTTTACAGGTAGTTGTTTGAGCTGCAATAGAAAAACTAGTGTTAAACGAACCAGAACTAGTGTACCTAGACACTCTATTATTCTGAGTACCACACGCTAAAAACTCTAGGCCGTCTCTGTCAGTTAAGCCAAACATATCAGAGTCTTGAGCAGCTACTGAAAAACTAGTTCCTGTATAAGAGCCAGCGGTTGTGTATTTGTATACAGTATTGTTGTATTTTCCCAGCACCCATAGATGTCCACTCGCATAAGCAACCCCTGACTCAGCACTCATCTGACCTGCTGTGCTGAAATTTGTTCCAGTATATGCCATATTTTGTGTGGCATCTGGGTAAGTAGATGTGTCTGTTGACGTAACACCGCCTTTGAGATACACACGACCATCAGCCAAAGTGATTAGGTTTTCTGCTGAGTTTATATTTATTTTTTCATTTATTACTGAGGCACTACCGCCCCCACCTAAACTTATAGCCATTTCAAAGCTCCTTAAATCCAATCGTTGCGTTCACAAAAACAAGAGTTGCAGCAGCGTCTGCCGCCAAGGTTCCGTCTTGTGTTTGCGAATTAATCTTAGAGCCATTACGACCCACTGTGACTGTGCCTGTGCCAGCGTTTTTAATGAAGACTACGTTGCCAGCACTAGGGCTTGCAGGCAGGGTAATTGTCACTGAGCTTGCTGAATTGACTATGAGCTGGTCGCGAGTTACAGCAGTGTAATCTGCGGTCTTAATTGCAAAGTCATTGA